TGAGAGCAGATGGATGGTATCTAAGACAGGATATTATATGGCATAAACCCAACCCAATGCCTGAGTCAGTTAGAGATAGATGTACTAAGGCACACGAATATATTTTTCTATTCAGTAAGCAGAAGAATTATTATTATGACAATGAAGCAATTAAAGAACCAGCAAAAGATTGGGGTACTAGAGATCGTACTCAAGGCAAGTATCATAATCCTGGCACTGGTCTATCCCCTCACACTGGTTTAACTAAGAGTTACGAGAAGAGAAATAAGAGATCAGTATGGAGTGTAACTAAGAAACCATACAAGGGAGCACATTTTGCTACCTATCCAGCAGAGTTGATTGAACCTTGTATTCTTGCTGGTTCTGAACAGGGTGACATTGTACTAGATCCTTTTATGGGTTCAGGTACTACTGCTGCTGTTGCAAAGTCATTAGGTAGAAACTATATTGGATGTGAGTTGCACGAAGAGTATGGTGACCTGATACAAAAAAGGATTGATGAGTATGAGCCAGTTGTGGAAGTGACACAATCCCCTTTACTTGACATCATAAATCAACTATAATAAGATCATTCAAGGGAGTTATCCAATGAGATGTGAAGTCGAACTTTATGTTGCTGGTACAGTCTTCAAGGAAGAAGTACAAGCAAGAGACTATAATGAAGCGAGACAAGTTGCACTTGCTCGTAATCCAAACGCCAGAGTGATTTCAGTTAACGCTAAATTCTAATCCAATGCTTGATACTTGTAGAGAACATCTTTTAAAATTGTTAAAAGAAAAAGCATACCGCAGAGGTGACTTCACATTGTCATCGGGTAAGAAAAGTCCACATTATGTGAATTGTAAACCAGTTACATTAAGTGGAGAAGGGTTGTCTCTATTCAGTCCGTTGATGCTTCAGTTTGTTGAAAAGGAATCTGTGGCAGTTGCAGGACTCACATTAGGTGCTGATCCATTAGTTGTTGGTGTTGCTTTACACGCTTGGACGGAGGGTCGTGAATTAGATTCTCTTATTATAAGAAAAGAACCAAAGGGACACGGCACTGCTGCTTGGATTGAGGGTTCTATGCCCCCAGAAGGGTCTAGAATTACAATTTTGGAGGATGTTATTACCACAGGTGGATCTGCAATTAAAGCAGCAAATAAAGTGGTTGAAGCAGGGTATGTTGTAAGAAACATTGTGTCCATTGTAGATAGGTTAGAAGGTGGAGAAGATACCATTATAGATGCAGGTTTCGTACCTTATAGTATATTTGATATAAAGGAGATTGCAGGTGAGTAGAGTACCTTCAGACTATCGCAAGTTTTACACTTGTCCCAATAGAGACATACTTGATCCTGATGGTGGACAACCTGAAGGATATGTAACTAAAGATGGATCTTGGGCAGCAATTCCTGTTATGGGAAGTAAGAAGAAGTTAGGTATTCTTCACAATGGTGAGTGGATGAAGATATGTAGAAACTACAAAGAAGCAGTTTCATACATAAAGAAACAAATTTCTATTGAAAAGAAACTCAAGAAAAAAGGATCATTGGAGAAGTTCTTATGAATGAGCAAGAAAAATGGGATCGTGGTAGAACTCTATTACTAGAGTCATTGTATAAACCTGATGATAGATTGAGAGGATGTGCATATAATCAAGAATGTTATGATGAAATGATTGCGTTGAGAGATCACGTAATTGATTTGATTAAGTCAATGGATAATCCACATTGTCCACCAGTTAAAATACCATTTGGTAAAAAGAATAATCACATAGAACCTACTATCACTACACCAGCAGGTGAGATCAGTGAAACTCTGATGAGTGGTACATTGGGCGATTATTATAGAGGTAAGACCAATGAGTAAGATTGATACTCAAGGGATGAGTGGACCTGTTGATCCCAATTATAAAGGATCACCAAAACCACAGAAACATAAACCTATGGAGATACATCCTATGAGGTTGTTCACTCCTGAAATGGTTAAGGAGGCAAAGATACTTATCAATGAAGTATTAGATGAACGTGAGTATCATAGGAAGATGAGGATGGCATATGATGATGTCAAACCATTAGGAGTTTCATACTTTGATACAGAACATTTTAAGCATCGTATCAATGAATCTGAACCACCATATGATCCTTGGCAGTAATGGAAAAGCATAGTTATTCTAATCCTTCCAAGAAACAAGATCTTGGACACGTAGAGGCACAAGTCACTAAGGGTAAAAAGTATTATGATAAGGATGGGTGGGAGATTTCTCCACCCATTTCTGATAGGGAATGTATCTATCGTTGTCTAGAGAACTGCCAACACCTTGCAGGTCTTGATAGGTTACAAGTTAGTAGATTGATGGATGATTTTAAGACTAAAAAAACAGAGTTTGTAAGAAATGAGGAGTATCCTGTATTATGAAAAACTGGTTAAACTTAAATGAAAATACACCTTGGATAAAGGGATATGAGGATAAACATTCAAATCCTGTATTTAAACACTGTAAGAATCCTGATAAGTGGGAAGTGAAAGATAGTCGATTCATTATGTTTCGTTATGGGGAAGGTGGTTCAATAGACATTAAAATCAGAGAGAACAATAGTGATTTTAAACACGATATAAACATTACCGTTGATAAGGATGGTAAGTTACAGGCAATAGTATCGGAGCAAACGAAATGAGACTAGGAGTTATGTGTTCGGGTAACGGAACTAACTTTCAAAACATAGTTACAAATCAATTATGTCATCATCACGAAGTTGTATTAATGATACACAATACAAAGAAGTGTGGTGCTGCTGCAAGAGCAGCAAAGTATGGAATACCGCACATAAGAGTTCCTCATAAAGAGGAAGATAAGATGATAAAACTCTTTGAGGCATATCGTGTGGATCTTATCATATTAGCAGGTTATATGAGAGTATTAAAGAATCCATCTGCATTTCCTTGTCCTATCATTAATGTTCATCCATCACTACTACCAAAGTATAAAGGATTGAATGTAGTTGAGAGAGCAATGGAGGCAGGTGAGAAGGTTACTGGATGTACTGTTCACTATGTAAATGAAGAGTTAGATGGTGGAGAGATAATAATGCAAGGTGAGGTTCCTATATTACCAGACGATGATGTAGAATCATTAACAAAAGCGATACAAAGGAAAGAATATGCTATACTACCTGCAGCTATTGACTTATTAGGATAAATAATTATACCTATAAGGTCATTTTATGCTATCTACTCAATACCGTTTACGGTTAGAAGGAATATGTAAAGATATTGCTTCAGGTGCAGAGGTTGGTTTGTCCGATATGATATGGGCAGAAAAACTAGCAAAGGCGAATACAGCAGCAAGAGGTATGCTCAACACTGCAAGAAGAATGAGTAAAGATCCTACTGATTCTTTTCTGAATAGTTTAAATTTAGGAGACCCCGATTTAAACAATCACCGCAGGGGTTTCGGAGATCCACAAGATGTAGTGGATTGGTTTCATAACGAAAGATCTGATGATTGGAGGCAACGTGACTAAAAGAGAACAATTAGAATTAACAGACATACTCTGTAGAATGATTTCAACTGATGGAAAGGTTGAATTAAATGAGAGAATATGGATGAATAAAATATGTAAAGGTAGTGATGAAGCAAGAAAACTTGCAGGGGCTATGTTATGTCCTGATACAATGGGTGAAGACGTATCCTACAAGTAGGTATTAACTCGTAGGCATAAATTTTTGTAAAATGTATCAGGAAATACAGACACTTTATGTCTAAATAATTGGGAGAATTCGAGGAAACAAGATGACCTGAAACTCCTTTGTTATTGGTTCAAATTTATTGTTTTACGGAGTTTTTATGCACAACTTAATACCATTTAATCAACTGTCATCTGAACAGGATGCACACGAGGATTTACTAGCAGAATATTACGAGTGCTTAATAGACTGCGAAGACACTCATTCAACTTGTAAACGTATATGTAAGGAGGTTTTAGTCTAGAGGTTCAAGTAAACATTTCTATTCTAATCAAATGCTAACACACTCACATCCACCTTAAAGTAAATCTTATTCAAAATTAAATATTAAGGAAACCCTTGACAAATACTGTCAGGGGTTTTATAATGTCTAAGAATATAATCATATTATGAATATTGCATACCTAGATATGAATAATCCACTCAGTCCTGTTAAAAATGTGAGAGAGACATATAGTAAATTCTTACAAAGAATAATTACTGAAGTTGAAGTTCAATTTAAAGATGAGGAACCTGCTTGGATACCTTATGAAACATTGCTTGCTATGATGGAAAATGAGAGCAATTAAAAAAATTAAAGGAATTATGTTCAATATCCACGAAGCAATATGGTGGGTAGTTGCTGAAATAGAAGATTGGTTGTATCCATATCACGATAGATTAACACCAGAAGATAAGTTTGAGATCAGAGTTAAAGATCCTTACAGTGGTGAAGAATATATGGTTGAAGAACATATAAAGGGATTAAATGAGAAGATTAATAAGTTACAAGATCAAATGATGGATGTTAACACTCAACTACAAGAACACGAGCGTAAACTTAAGACAAGGATACAAAAAAGAAGTGAAAGTTCATCTGTATCTGGTAAGGTAAAGGATATTTTCTAGGGGTATAAATACTTAGTTAAATATCCTACGAATCCGACTATCCAATGAATGATAAGAAGGCAGCAAAAAAATTATTAAAACGAGCAAAAGATCATCCTGATTGGTACACTAAGGATGATATAAGATATGCAAAAATGGTGAGGAAAAAGATTAGAAATGCAGAACGAAAGCTTGAACATAAAAAGAAACGATGATGGATCATTTACTTGTGAGTGGGATAGGAATGATCCTAATTGGAAATGGTTAAACAACTTGACATCTAAGGAAATACAGAGTATTATGGATCAAGCAATTAAATTAGACCAGAATGAAAGAGGAAGACATTAAAAGTTATTCTCTCAAAGTATTAGAAGACACTATTGAAGATGCTTTAGGTTCTGAATGTAGACCTGATGAGATCTTCAATACAATCAAATTGGCAGCAAAAAGAAATGCTAACTATCATCGTATTTGTGCTAGAGATGCACAAAGTCTAGTTGACTTGCTAGAGGGTGTTGATAGAACAGAGAAAGTTGTTAGTATCAACTCAGGGATAAAGATTGATGATGTTGATCGAGAAAGGTTTGAATTAAAATCTGATTACTTAACTGATTCAACACAATGGCCAGACTATACTGAAATGTATGACCACATTACTGGACTAGATTCTTGGAGAAGAGTTGAAGATCCAAACTTCATTGAGAACGAGAAAAACAATGAAGAAAACCCACTGACTTACGATCAAATGGTTGCAGCAGGGTATGAAATGACTGGTGATGGGTTTTGGATTCCTGGTCATCGAAGAATCGAGGAACTAAAAGCAAAAGCAGGTGAACTAGACGGAGCGTAAACCAATGGACAACGAAATGCTTGAAATTAAAACTACCAAGAATAAAGAACTTGGTTTATGGGAGATAACTGCTACTCTTAATCTTCCACCTATTACAATTACTAGGTTAAAGAAAGATAAGAGTGATATGGAATATGAATTGCGTAATGCTTTTAGCGAAGTAGTTCAAGAGATTGTAGAAAAACATTGTGAAGAGGACTAATGGCATTATCAGAACAAGTTGAATTATCTCTACGAGAAGCACAGGAGAATCTAAGAAATGCTCTATCATTCTCTGCTAGAAGTGAGAAATCATATATCAGTAAGCACATAGCAGATATGCTTGCTAATATAGATAATCTTATTGATGCAACAGAGTTGATCGAGAAATTGCAAGACCGTCAAGATGGTGATAGTGGTATGTTTGGTACTTTTTTTGGGGATTCCAAATCTTAACACAATATTAAGCATTATTGGTTCTTATAATATAGTATGTTAGAATAACAACACATAACCAACTAGAAACGATGCTTAACCTAGACGAGATGTACCATTCTTACTTGGGTGGTCACAAACAATTTAACATAGATGGTGTTAAAGAAAGCATAATTGCCTATGGTTGGCATTGTGATGGTAGTGACATTACTGGTCATTACGTTACCACAGAAAACCATAAACTGTTTTATAATCGAGACAATAAATTCGTTAGAAAAGAGACTCTCGCTATAAAATAGAATAAATACTTATGTACTCATAGAGAGGTACTTATTATGAAAACTGTAGAAGAACACATTGCAAAGGATAAAGAAATCCTTGATGACCCTACAATCAACCCTGCTGCCAGAAGGCACTATCAAGAGGAACTCCACGAATTAGAGGAGTATGTAGGTCATCACAAACAAGAAATAGAGGCAGGAGATCATCACGATCCTAATTGTTTAGAATTATTCTGTGAGATGAATCCTGATGAACCAGAATGTCTGGTTTACGATGATTAGGGGGTTGAATTACAAATAATTATACATACCTTTGTATGGTTTTAAGGAACACTTTATATTTTTTTAAGAACCAATAGGCGAACTGGCACAAGAGCTCCCTGACAAGGGAGTTTTTTAATGCTATAATGTAATCACTTGAATTACATTGATGCCATTACGTCCACACCAAATTGATGCTCTGGATGCTATGGCAAAGCATACTAAGGGACAAGTCATCGTTCCTACAGGTGGTGGTAAGACTATGTGTATGATAGATGATGCTATCAGACAGTTTGATAGTGGTTTTAAAACCATTGTTGTGGTTGCTCCACGAATCCTGTTAGCAGAGCAATTATCATCTGAGTTCTTGGAAGTCATAAGAGAGAAATACAAATATGTTCAGGTAATGCACGTTCATAGTGGTGAGACTTCACACTATAGTTCTACAAAACTTGAAGATGTTTATTGGTGGCATAAGAGTTGTAAAGGTAATAAGATTATATTTACTACCTATCATTCACTTGATAAGGTCAAAAGATCTACCATTGATGTAGATACAATTTACTTTGATGAGGCACACAATAGTGTTCAACGAAACTTTTTCCCTGCTGTGGAACATTTTGCAACTGGTTGGTCTAACAGGTGCTTTTTCTTTACTGCTACTCCTAAGCATAGTCTTACTCCTCTCAAGGCAGGAATGAATAATAGTAAGGTATATGGCAATGTTATTTGTCAAGTACCAGCACCTAAGTTAGTTGATGAAGGTTATATACTACCACCTAAAGTTGAGGTGTATAGATCTCGACTAATGCGAAAGGATGAGATATTTGCTGATGTTGAATCAGAGCAAATGCTCAACTCTATCGACAGACTCGATGTAGAAAAGGTTCTTATATGTGCCAAGTCTACAAAACAGATTACTAATCTTGTATCTCAATCTGATTTTTGTTTTGAGTTAGGACTTCGTGGTTACAAGTGGATGTATATCACTGCAAAGACAGGTGCTATAATCAATGGCAAGAAGGTCGATAGAGAAGAGTTTTTCAATACATTGAATCAATGGGGTAAAGACGATACAAAGTTTGTTGTGCTGCATCACAGCATCCTTTCAGAAGGTATCAATGTATCAGGTCTGGAGGCAGTCTTGTTTATGAGGAATATGGACTATATTAGCATTAGTCAGACCATTGGTAGAGTGATCCGATTAGGAAAGTGTCACAAGACCCACGGATTAGTCTGTGTACCAGTGTATAATAATGTTGGTATCTCTACTGCACGAAAAGTCGAGGCAGTTGTAGATACTGTATTCAACAGGGGTGAACCCGCAATTTCTATTATTACAAGATGATTGACTTCAACCAATTTGATTTTCCCGCTATCTTTGGTATCTCAAAAGGTACTGAAGGATTGAAAAGGAACCAAACAAAGTTTATGAGGGCAGAAATTTTTGAAGAAGGGATGGAAGAGTATAGTAACGGACAGTTACATTATGTTGGAGATTCAAAAAATGGTGCAGATTTTGTTGATGATGATGGAATTTTCTATGAGTCAAAAGGTATGGATGGTATGTTCTCAAAGAGAAAACGTAACAATACTGAAACAAAAACTATTATCTTAAAAAACTTTAGAAAGCAACCAACAAAAATTGAGCAAACATTTACTTATATGTTATTATGGGATACTAAATCATATTCATTTGGATGGTGTGATTG